TAATTTATGTCCTACACTTCTATAATATGATAAAGTACTTTGAATTCTTTGTGTATCTGTTAGTCCTTGATCGGTTAACATAATAATTAAACCTTCTACAAATCTATTAGCACCACCTAGATTAAGAGTTTCAGCAATTAAATTACCACTAGGAATTAAAGTTCTCATATATAAATTATATTCTCTTGCTAATGGTAAAGCCCATTGATTACGTCTTAATTTTTCCATTAATGTACCATCAAATAATATAAAATCACATAATAGACCTACATTATTTACATCAACAGATACTTTTTTAGTTGTTGATGTTTGACCGTCACCAGTAATATAAATATTTTGGTTGAATTCTAATTCTAATTCTAATTGATCTTCTATATCATATAGTGGCAGTGGTACATTAGATATAATAGGAACTAATGCCCCTAAATCAATTTGATATTCTTGACCGTTATGTAATATTAAACTTTTATTATATAATAATTTATTTGTAGCACTTACTATATCAGTTTCATATTGTGTATCATATTCAATTACATTTTGATCAAAGCGCAATTCTTGTGCTCCTGCATTATCATCACTAATTCCATTTCTCCAACATCCAGTTGTACCATGTTTAATTGTACCCAAATTTTTAATTCTTTCTCCACCAGTAAAATTACTTTCAAAGCTTCTATAATGATCGTAATAATTAATCCTTGATAGTTCTTTACCTGATGCTCTAAATACAACATTTTTTATAATACTATCTATACCTATACCACTTGGTAAGAAAAAGCGATCAGTACCATTACAATCTGTATCAATACCAATTACTAATTTACTATTATTATTTAACCATCCAATTTTAGGAAAAACGAAGCGGCATCTCTCTTTACTTATTACAACAGGGTCTACAAAACGACAGTCTATATATTGTTGATTAGGTACAGAACTATCACATTTTAATTTTAGTAGTTCAGGTAATTGCATATTGTTACAATTTTGAACTTGTGTTTCATTGTAAGTTATAGTTTGATTAGGTAAAGAATTTGTTTCATTTACTTTTGCAGACATATTTATATATATATCTATATAATATTATTTTTTTTAATTTAAAATGACATTATTTTAGTAACTTTAAAAAAGACATTAACAGAATAAGGTTTAGGTTTATTTGAATCTTTATGAATAATTAAACCGAATTGATCGTTCAAAAAATTTTCACCCTGCATACTTACATTATTATATGCACAACCAATACCAAATGATGGTCCAACATCTACAATAGAAGCAGAAGCAGTCTTAGGTGTATTAACAACATTTCTAACATTATTTGAACCACCAACCATAAATGGTCTAAAACTATCATAAAAGTTTCTATATAAATCAGCACCTAAAATAGAATTAGTTTTAGCATTAGAATCTAAATTAAATTTTAGTGGAGTTTTAACACCACCTTTTAATATTTCAACTCTATTAATTGTATCAGTTAATCCATCAGCATCAACTATTGGCGATGTATCCATACTATTTTCACCTGCATTATTAGCATATGTTTGATCTACAAAATTTACAAAAAAGGATTGAACCATTGGTTCACCTACTCTAAAATTAATAGTATTATAATTACTATCAACAGTCGTATGATGTGATACAATAGTATTATATTGAATAGCTTTTGTACCCATTTCATCCTTTGACATCATTTCTAATTCATAAGATAATTGTACGTTTGTAAGTTCATATTTACATCCAGTAGCATTAGTAGCATCACCAGTATTAAAGAAAAAATTAGCATCACTACTCAACATAATTTCTATATTACATCCATTTTTTTTACTAGGGTCTAATAAATAATCACCTGACATTAATAAACCACTAAAAAGAGGAACTGAAAAACTAATAGTTGTACTTGTTAATTGTTCTGATGTAGAATAATGATTAGATGATGTAGCAGATGATAAAGAATAAGAAGTACAAAAATCATTTACATTTAAACTTTGTTTTAAAAATGATGCCATAAATCTATTATATGATTTAATAGTTTCTAAATTATTATTATTAGCATTTTTAATAGTTAATGAATCAATTAAACTATATATTCCAGTAGAAGAATCAAATGAAACTTCATCATCTTCTCCAATGGCGGTTCCATTTGCATCAACACATCTTAAATTACCATTTAATCTTAAACTACCTTGTCTAATTTTTTTTCCAGGAGAAGCACCAATAATAAAATTAATTAAAGGTGTGTTATGTCCTAATGTTGAAGAAGGGCTATAATTAGTAGGATCTGCTGTTGCGTATTCCATATTTTAATATATATATATATTAAATATATTAAAATTTTAATTATAATTAATTATAATTCTCTTTCTATACTTTCATTTGTAATAATTAAATTTTGAATACTATATACAAAATTATTAAAGTTTTTATTCTTTGTACTTGAAACATCATAAGTAAATTTAACCTGATAATCAGCAGCAGAAATATCATGAACTGCATTTCCAATAGTAAATGGTTTACCTACAATAAAATTACTTTTAGCATTCAATAAACTAGTAACAGGAATATCAGATTGAGATAATGCTTGTGTTAATTGACTTAATGCTCGTTGATTATATCCATTAGTATTAGTAGTTTTTCTAACTTCAATAGCTCTATCAGGGTTCTGTCTTCCACCCATAAATACAGAATAATCACCCATTCTTTGACGATCTCCACATATTTTAAAATATGGTGTAGTTTCATTTAAAAAGTTTGTTAAACATTCAACAGTAGATGTATTATCAGTTGTAGGTTGATGTAAAACAGCTTTACCTAATTTATTTTGGAATAATATATCCATTGTTGGTTGTAATTCTTCTTTATTAACAGTTTTTTGATAATTCATATATGCTCCATATGGATATATAATTGAACCCTTTTCATTTAATGCTCTTGCCATTGCTTTTTCCATTTCAGGTTCTACACTACATTTTTTTAATATAATTTCAACATCAGATACAGTATAATCAAAAGTAGTAATAGATGTATTAGTATCATAAAAACCATTTGAAACTAATGAATTATTATGTCCTATTGTTGATCCAGTAAATTCACCGTTAGAAGTAGCAGCAGTAAAACTAATTTCATATCCACCACCAGCAGCAATATCTATATTTGTAATTTTTCCAATAGTTACAGATGTATTAGCAGCAGTTTTAATTCCTAATAATTCACCAACACAAAATGGACAATCAGCAACAACACCATTATTATTTGTAGGATAAGTAAAAATTGATGTATAAGATGATGCAGATGCTAGACCATCACCAGCAACACCACCATTACCATGAGATAATAGTAAATTGTATCCACCAGTATTAGGACCATCACGAGAAGTAGATTGTATAGCTCTCCAACAGTACCGGGGCTCTTCTAATTCGAGCTCTATAACCATACCCTGTAATAATCCAACTGGTAGAATTTTCGTGTTAATAGCACCGAGTAATCCAGAGCAGTGAAATGGAATAACTAAATTGACACTTGTATTACCATCTTTATCAAAGTATGGATTACTAGATGTATTATATGAATTTAATTTTTCAATTAATCCACTATTACCCCAGCTTCTAGTTCTAAAATCATGAATTACAACTCCTTCTGTTGAACTTCTTTTAGCATCTAAATTAGAATCTTTATTATACATTAATCTAATAGCATTAAGTGCGTTAGCATTTGTAATGCTTTCTAATGTTTTACCTGTACCACTTCTAATAACTAAATTTTTAATAATAGCACTTCCTCCTAATTCAGGAATTAATTGCAGTCTTTGTTTAATAGAACCTAATGCGTATTGCGCTGATGCGTGCGTTTGTGTAAAATCTAAATCTAATTTAAATTTTAAATAAGTGTCACTAGGTTGTATAAATTTACAATCACTAGGAATATTAATTAAAATTTTATTATTTCCTGATGCTTTATAACTTAATCCATTTGTAGTAGGATATGAGACTTTTTGAGTTATTACAGGTTTTTTAACAATTGCTTGCCAGTAAGACATATTATATATATATATCTATATAATATTTTTTTTATTTTAAGTAGCATATTGTTTAATATTATTAATATGATTTTGTACCATTCCTAATTGAGCTAAATTTGGTGGAGTTACTTTTTGTTCTACAACTGGTGGTGGTGGTTCTGGGACACCTTCATGGTCTTTTTCTCCACCCCAAATATTAAATATTTCACTAACTCCACCAACGAGAGCACCAGCTAATAAAAATTCTGGACCCAATGCTAACCCTGCCGCGTCTAATCCTGCACTTACCTCCTCGCCGACAGTGCCTAGCTTTTCCTGCCAGTTATTACCACTAATACTAACATTTTTATTTTTAATATCTTCATAAATATTTTTACCTACATCATATAAACCTAATCCAACTCCAAAAACTGCACCACCCTTTGATAAAGCACCAACAGCAGATTTTCCAACTTCTGCTAATTTTGAACCTGTTGCTGCTACGTTACCAACTTGTGATAAAGCACTTGCAGCTGTATCTCCTGCTCCTGCTAATGCTTTACCTGCATCTCCTGCTGCTCCTCCTACTGCTTTAACTCCTTTTGATAATGTTGATAATTCCATTTCAACACCTTCACCTGATCCACCTATTAACTTTGATGCTTTTGCTGCCTTAGCTGCTTCTGCTTGTTTTTCTACAATACCCTTTGCTGTACTACTAACACCACTTATAACCTCCTGAGTTGCTTTACCTTTTGACATTAAACCTTTTACAAATTCCATACCCTCTGCTGTACCCATTTTAGTATCAAAATCAATTTTATTAGCTTTATTTAAATCATCTATATGTTGGTTAATATCTTTATATTGTCCTAAAATTTCATTGACATCCATTATCTATATATATATATTATTCTGATATTTTTTTATCAAAGTTACTAAATACTTGTACCGGTGAATAATCCAACTTCACCATCATAAAATTATATCTCTCTTGATTGTGTGTAGCTTCATTAAATAATTTTTTAAAATTATCAAAACCATTAAATACATCTAATTCTTCATCTATTAATTTTAATTGCTTTGTATTATTATTAGGAGCCATTAATATTAAAGTGCTTAAATTTTGTCTTATGATATTAGGTATACCTTTATAACTCTGTATACTTATTATAATTTGTTCTATTCCAAAGTGGCGATAGCGACTGCAAAGTGATGTTATTAAACTATTTTTTTTAATTATATTTACAGCATCATCAAAAAAAATACATACAGACGGGCGATCATCTAATTTACCCTCTTTTTCATAACTCATTTGTTTATCTAAAATACTTTGTAAAGAAGCATCAGAATATTCATCAGAACAATTAAAATTCTCTCTTAAATATTTAGATGATTTACAATTAAATATACTAGGACTATAAATATATACTTCGTCAAATGCTTTACCCATCATTTCATCTCTTAATAATAAATTACTACATAAAACAGTTTTACCACATCTAGGAGGAGCAACTATCAATGTTACACCCGGAATAGACGGCATAATAGGATTAATTTTTTTAACTTTTTTATCCTCAGGAATATTTAATGGTAATACTTTTAATTTACTCATATTATACTTATATATATTATTTATATATAAATTTAATTTAAAATCCAAAAAGTTTATCATAAATATTAGATTCTATTTCAACTTGATTAATAGGTTTATTACTTTCTAATTCTGCATTTTGTTTAACTTGTTCTAAGTGTTTTTTCATTTTTCTTTTAGCTTTATTATCTTCTAATTTATCTACAATTGTATTTACTAATAAATCATAATCTATAACATTTGTTTTAGGTTCAGGTACTGGTGCTGGTTCAGGTGTTTTTTCAGTTTCTTTTTTTTTCTTTCTTGCTTCTCTTGCTTTTCTTAAACTTTCTAATCTTTTTTCTTTTAAACTCATTTCAGGTTTTTTAAAAAATTCATCAGGTTCTTTTTTAGTTTCAATCTCATTTACTTCTTCAACTTCTTCAACTTCTTCATCTTCATCACTTGGAATATTAATTATAGGAAAATCATTATCTTCATCCATAATAATCTATATATATTAAATAATATTTTTTATTTCTCTTTTTTTCTAATTAAAAATGTATTACTTGTATAATCTTGTAAATCATTTGAATATGATTCATCTGCATTAACCATATCAATTTGTATACTATTTAATATAACTTGCTCTTTATTATGTAAATCTAAAAATATTAAGTTTTTAGGCTCGTGATATAATAAACCGTGACCCATTCCACCAGTTCCTAATGTTCTAGGAACAGAACCAACAATACGAGATATAGACGATGTATTACCGTTTAATGTTTTCATTTCTAAATCATTAATTCTAACATATATATTATTATTACTGTTTAATTCAGGTACTCGTTCTCTGTATGTTTCATATGTTAACAAAACATCTGTTATATTTTCAGGTGTATCCTCTTCTCTTGTCATTCCTAAAAATAATTGTACGTTAGCATCATAATTATAAGCGCCTCCTGTTGTATCACCTGTAATTAAAATAATCATTTGTGTAGGATCATCAAAATTAATATTATGAACTTGTCCTGTTGTTTTTGTTATATTAACTCTATAATCTGTAATCCATAATCCAGCAGGCACATTATCATTAATTGTATCCATATCAAATATAATACCTTCTACATATTGAGTTCTCCAATAATCAGTACGTACTAATTGCCGATGTTCTACTAAATCATCATATGCTGAATACCACCAATCTTTATTAGAATTCCAATTTTCAATTCTAGAACATGGACGAACATTAACACCATAATATTGAAAGCCACCTAATAAACATTTAGGATATAATGAATAATTAGATGAACCAACAGCAGGAAGTTGACCTGATGTTATACCAGCACCTTTTAACTTAACAATAATATTTTCATGTTGTACATAAAATTCAATATCAGTATTACCTGTATATGCAGAACATAAAGCAACAGAAGTAAAATCAGAAGCACC